TTCTGTAGTAAGTTCAGTAGTTCTGGTAATAAATTTATAAAGTAAACTTCGTCTGTTGTTGTTAAATGTAACAATTACATACTGAACATACTCTATTATCGGACAAGCTGGATTACTCATATTAATTCTTTATTTCAGTTATAACACCATTTTCCAATTTAAAAATTTCACCTTTGATTGTAACATACTGAGGAACATTGAATAATACCGCAGTATAAGGAGCAGCAGGGTCATTGTAACCTTCTTTTGGAGTAATATCATTTTTTAACTTTTCTAATGCTTCCTCATGGTTATGGTAAGTGCCAGAACTTATTGCTACATGTCCAAATTTATCATATACAATATAATGCCATCCTGGAAAATCATTTATACTTATTTCCATCATATTAGTAATTGATTGTAATTCGGGAGTATAAGGTTCACCTTCCCAAATACACCCCATTTCATTTTCGTCACGACAATATTGACGAAGCATTCTACCTTTAGTCCATATTTCCCCAAGGTCATTACATCCACATTTTGGACAAGATTTAAGTTTCATATAATTTATCAATCCGTTAAAGTTCATCCTTTAATTTAACAGCATCACAAATATATGTGTCCGATGGTATTTCCCAACAACATAAGTATGGGTCGATACTATTAAATGCCGTTTTCCAAAATCTTTTAATCATCGAAGAAGCATCGTTTGTATATATATTTTTTAAATCTAATATGGAATTAAACTTTGGTCGTATTGGGGTTTCACATTCACATTTAAATATTTTATATTTTATGCCCCATCCATTATTATTTCTAACCATACTTCTGGCAGATATTAACGAACCATATACAAATAGTTTTCCTGAAACAGGGTAATTCCATTCATTAGTTTTATAACATACTTTCAATGGATTGTTGTGTATCTCCGATGTGGATACCAACAATCCATCTGGTTTCTGTATTACTACTTTGTAGTATGTTTTCATATATTAATCAGCTTTGATTTCATTTGTTAATTTAATGGAATCGCAGAGGTATGTATCAGTCGGTATATACCATACTCTCCAAATAGGAATATCCGTTTTATCTTCTTTCTCCCAGAAGCATTCAATATCTTCACCAATGGCTCTGTCCAAATCTACTATACGATCAAATTCTGGCTTTATAGGATTTTTACATTCACATTCAAATAGTTTGTATGTTGTATCCTTATCAGTAAGCTCTCTAACCGTTTCCATAGCTGTTAATAATGAATCAAATACAAATAGTTTTCCCACCGAAGGAGTAATCCACTTGTTTGGTTCATATGTTATTTTAAATGGATTATTATGAACATCTGATATGGATACCATCAATCCATCCGACTTTACAAGTAAAACTTTGTAATATGTTTTCATATTAAAATAGTTTATTTATCTTTCTCTATATGAATTTTATTTTTCAATTGCGGTTAAACAAATGTAATTTCCGCAATTTTTTGTTGGGCAACTACATGTATTTTCCTTGCCACGATTACTAATACCAAGTAGATCTTCATCAACACATTCAACCACCGCTCCACAATTTTTACACGTTCCATTATAATGTGGACTTGGGGGCAGTTTACCTTTTTTAAGTATTTTCATAAGTTTAATATATTATTTCTTCAAGCACTGATATAACAATTTCTTAACCTGTTCATTACCAAGCACTTTCCCGTCCAAAATTGTGAATACCATCGAATTTCTTCCAGAACTGCCGTATGCAGACAATACTTTAACTGCCTGATCTTTACGAGTAGGCAATGGTTTAAGCACATCATTAACAAATACATTCATACCCTGAATGATACGTTTAACATCCTTATACGCATCGCATATATTACTCATATGTCCTATAACCATTTGTACACATTCCCAATCGTATAGTTCACCAATCTTTTGTTGGAAATCTACAAACTCAGGACAACCGAATGTTAGAAATATTTCCACGGTATTCTCTAATGATGCCTCTGATTTGAAAGCGTGGAGTTTCTTATAGAAATCAGACTTAATCTTGTGAAGCATCTGCCCTTCCTTAGTGTACAGAACTATTCCTTCCCTACCTTTCCATTCAGAAACTTCTTTTAGTAATTCATCAATAGTATTAAATGTAAAATGCTCAGGACGGTTGAATCCGTGCATCTTAGCATAGACATCCAATACATCTTGTGGGAACAAAGAATAATCTCCGTGGTTCACTGCACCAACAAGAATCCAGTTGGGGACGTTCTCATATTTTAATACAATTTCCTTACCTGCTACCGCAGTCAACCATTCAAATAAGAAACTGGTTTCCCAAGTATCGGCATTATAACACGAATCATTAAGAATATTTAAATACAAATTCTTGAATACTTCCAATTCAAATCCATTTTCAAATTTGGTAGCATCCACAGTACCACGAGTACGAAGAATGTATTGACCCTTGTATCGAGAGACTATTAATAATGACCCATCTAACTTGTTTGTTATTACTGAGTTACGCAAATCGGTTGGGGTAGGAAATATGTCAGGTTTTTCTCCAAAGTTCACGAATTTAGGGAATGACGCCGAAATAAGGTCGCCAGTGTCGGACCATACGCTAGATCTGAAGATTTTATTCTCTTGGCTCCATTTACAATTAATATGGGTCGGTTGAACCAAGTGGACTACTTCACCATTTAATACATGCTGGTGAACCATAAAGGACTCCAAGTCTATTTTTGATAGGTCAATTTTCATAATGGGAACATTATACAGCAATTAACTGTATTGTCAATCATCCGCCCCGATTTCTTTTTCTCGTTTCTCAATGTGTTTATTCATACCAGAAACAAGAATTTTATTAAAAGAAAGTTCTTCTGATTGACTTCCTTGACCAGTTTGCGGAATCCATAATTTACGAAGATACGTCATTGCGGTGGCAAATGCTTTACTCTCTTTAAATTTTTTAAAGAAATCATCCAATGATAATTCATTTAAACATAGAATGGATTTATAATGTTTAAATGCATAATTTTCATCAAATGAACTCCGAAGCATTAAATCAATATAAATGTCATTTACGATAGGTAAATTAGAAAATATCTTATCCGTTCTTATTTTATTGAGTCTTTCAATCAAATTATTATATTCTTCTACATCTCGGTCGTAATAATATTTATTTTCTTTTAAAGCAAGAACCCTATTATATTCGTTAATTAAATCATTGAATATATTATCCAGTACCATGAATATACCAATTTTTAAATATCCCATTTCAGGAATCCACGGTTCTGTCTCACCGATTGAGTGTCCATCAGATTTAACTACTAATGCACCCCGTTCAACACAGTCAAATACATCTTGTAATTTTTTAAACTTGCTGATTTCTGGTGAATTTATTTCCACATCCTTTCCCCCAAGTATTTTTACGTCACCATTTTTCAACCACGTTTGGAAAGTTTTTAACATATATTTAGAATTCCAATCTTCTGCAATATGTTCTATACTTCCATAATCATTATATTCGGCAGTAACAGGAAAGAACCAAGGGCGGAAGTATTGAGTATTATAACAACTTCCAGATCCACAAACTTCTTTGCTTCGAGATTGAAGCATAAGATATGCTTTAACCTTTGTTCCACCAGTAATAGGCAATTGACTTACTCCACATGTTCCATTCCAGCAACCCATAAATAATCTTTCTATTTAATTAATGACAATAACGCTCTTTGCGGAAAAGCGACGGATGCCATTACCAACCAATTTCTATCTTCAATATTTAAAGTTTTCATCCACAAAGATACAAACGGATTTGTTTGTGGTGGCAGTTTCCCGTCTAACACGATTTTCTTGGACATTTCCAATAACTCGCTTTTTTCGGAATCGGTCAATTCTTCAAACAACATTGTGTTATAATTTACTTTCATAATTATATTTAAATTTAAATTCTTTTAATTCTTCTGGTGTTGGATTAAGATATAAATCTTCTTCTTTAAAAGACTCAAATGGACCAACATAGTTTCCCCACTCACCAGTTGACCATTCTGCCTTTCTGTCAAACCCATTACCAGTATCTTCATCTACAATTGAATAATAGCTGCCCCACCAGCATACTTTAAGATCCCCCTCACATAATGGTTTACTGACATCACACACATAAACCAAACGCTTAATGCCGTTTGGCTCAAACCATTCATATACTCCTTCTTTATTGGGTATCATATTATTCCTTTTCCACGGCAATAAATTTCTTTCCATTAATCATAACTTCTACTTTATTGACGGTAGATTTTCCTTGTGTTTCAGTACGATTAACAGTGACCGTTGGATTTGTATCAAAAAAGTACACCCAATGGTTGGGTTTATTACCTGGTCTTACAATTTCAACTCTATATAGAGTATGGCCGTTCAGTTGTCCTATAACTTCGGGGTTATCCAGATTGGATTGTGTTAAATTCTTAGATTCTTGTTCAGAAAAAGTACATCCAACAAGACAAAGAGATAAAGCAATAATGGCAACGATATTTTTCATATGTCATCAACTATACAGTGTATTTTGAGTTTGTCAACTGAATGGGGTTATTTTTGAAGAGGATAATTTGTTTCAGTATATTTTTTCTTCTCTTCCTCGGTGGTAGGAGATATTTTATACCATTCGGGGTCAACCTTTTCAAGTTCTATACCAAGTTTGGCAGGACTTACAGTGGCATAACTATCTCCAATAACATCATGATTGGATGTTAATAATGCCACGGCTTTAAAAAATGCTTCCAATTTTGCTACGCTATGTGGATTCATATTATTTAACTTCTTTTATTAATTTTACAGCATCACATACATACGTGTCTGTTGGCACTGTCCAAGGTTGTTCGGTTCCTTCCCAAAAATCAACCATATTTGTAAAGTCCATATTCCAAAACTCTCGTAAGACTTCATCGGAAGAATATAAAGAAGGAATGTGGGTGCCGTTAAAAAGAACAGGATTTAAACATTCACATTCAAATATATGACTAGCTGACCAACTCAAATCAAATTTCTTTGCCGCTTCCAATGAACCAAATACAAATATTTTTCCTACTTGGGGATAATCCCACATACCTGGAGTATATGTTAATTTATGTACATATCCAAATGAAGTAGCAGCACAAGATACAAGTTTATTATTTATCTGTCTTACAACTTTATAGTATATATCACTCATGCTATATCACCCGCTCCTTCTGTTCCAGTAGGTCCATCTAAATCCATTGGTGAATGTCCTTCAGCAATATCTTCTCTACGGATCCACTGTACCTTTGTTGGAATATCCTTCTGTTCAGCAAGTGCGGCACATTTATCACATAAAGCAATAAATGTCCTTGTCCAATATTCTGTATCTTTCCTACAAATACAGCATCGTTCATCATTGCCTTTATCAAAATATACATTAACCATAACTTTATTTTACTTTCTCTAGGTCCACCGATACTGATTTAGTAATATTGGTAACATAATGATATTTAATATTAAACTTTAAATGTTACCCAAACAAATGAGTCTTTGGCAGAACCAGTCTCTGCTCCACCTACAAATACATGTTGGTGGTCTCCTTGATCTGTAATAACTGCCGTGGGAATCTTTTCCTTCACATTGTTTACCAGTGTTTCGGGAGTCAACCCGTGACGATAATAATATGACTTATGATAACGAAACTGTCCTTTATACTTTCGGACATGTTTATCAGTTACCCCGAGCAAAGTTGCGACTTCAATTGTTTTCATATGCTATCACTATACAGACGTTTTATAATTTGTCAAATTACTTCGTTTTTCAAGAATCTCACAAAGTTTCGCCCTTACCCAACCAGAATAAAGAGTATCAACCAAAGATTGAAGGTCAAGAATATCCATCGTGTCTGCATTCTTTAATTGTTCATTTTCCCATGCCGTAAGTTCCAACATCTTATCTGTCTGAGACATGATGAAAGAAACCAACCCTGGCGGAAAATCATCCGAACAAAGACCAGTAGTGTTAATCGTATGACGAGTAATACGGGCCACATTAGCCACCAATATCCACTTGGGAGTTGTTTTCATATGCTTACACTATACAGACTTTCTGTTGGATGTCAAATTACTCCATTTTGTGGGGAAAAAATTCCGCAATCAATTTACTTTGATCTCCAAGCAATCCAACCTGTTTTTCAAATTTATCATTTGTCGAATCAAAATGCATAACCTCATTGTACTCTTTTACTTTGGTAAGAAACTTTTCATCATTCCAAAACTTTTCAAGTGCCAACGTTGCACACCTATTTTGGAACTGTGCCGCTGTTTCACCTTCTCCAAGCAATGTAGTTTCATCTATTAGTTCAGGATAATCAGACAAAATATGTTGAGCCAGCAGTTTCCGTTGTGGTTCAGCCATAAGACCTAAATTAATAGCTTTATCAATACGTCCTGGTCTTGAACTTTTACCATTGCTATCAGGAACCCCCAAAGCAGGATCTAACTTATCAATATGATTAGTAGTAACAATAAGAAATACACCATCTGCTTGTTTTACACCACTAATACAATTTAATAAACAATCAAATGTAAGATGTGATATATTAACATTTTTAGCACCAATATATTCTCGTCCATTGAAAATAGCATCAATATCCTCAATGAGTGCAATACAAGGAGTGTTTGACATCATTGCTTCCCACGAGTCAACTAAATCATTATTAGTCATTCCAGACAAATCAAAAATATATACTGGTAAATCAAATGACATACCTAATGCTCTAGTTAATGTACTTTTACCAGTTCCTGGAGTTCCATATAAAAGCCAACCACGTCTCCAAGGAATAGATTTGGACCTGAACCATTTTTCATTCGTAAGCCATCCATTTAACTCTTTAATCGCTTCACCAACTTCATCAGGGAACGGATACCCCGTAAATGGGGACTGCCCTTCTTCAGGTTTAATTTGTAAATCTTCTCTTGACCATTTTAGAAGTTTAAAAACTCCCAACATAATCATTTTCATATTTCTCGAATCATCATTCATGGTAATTGAAGCAGGCACTGAATTAGATGAATCTTTACTTAAAGTTTCTTGTTGTTTATTTCCACTAGATATTCCAGCATACCGAACTATTTTAAATCTACTGATACAATTTAGTTTTTTATCTCCTTTTTGCTGACGTTTTTCGGAATTATAATACTCAATAGCATCGTTAACAAAACTTTCAACATTAAAAAACCATCTAAAGTATTTAATACTAATTAATCCAGACCTGGAATCATATTCTCCAACATCATACGTAGAAGTATTTCCATTGCCACTGGAAAGAGATAACAACGCATATTGTTTATTATATTTAATTAAAACTGGGTCACTATTAACCGATTCATAAGCGACTGATTCTGTCCATCGTTTAGGATGTACATAACATTCATATCCACCAAAAACTCGTTTACCAAGTGGTGAATGAATTCCACGAGTAAATGCATATGCCATTGCTGCTTGTCCCGCATCATCCTTTAAAATAGTTGTGCCTATGAATATTCCAACAAAGTATCTCCATCCAGTAGCAATATAACTCCAAGCACCAACAACAACTGCAAATGCGGCGGCAATTCCTCCACCTTGAAGTATAAATTTAGGTATTTCTATCATATTTTTTTATTCCACACTTTAGCCAACTTTTGACGGAACGATTCTTCTTCTTGAGCTATTACTTTAAGTTTATCCCACCCCGCAGTAGAATTGGTTTTTGGTTTAATTAATTTGGATTTTCTTTTTTTATCAACTATTATTGCCTCCGCTGTTTTGGCAATATCAATCACTTCTTCATTTTCAAGAATTTCTTTGATTGTTTTGTTACGTATATTTTTATTCATTTATTTAAAATATTTTATTACTTGTTCTTTCAAGTCATAATATGAATAACACCAAAGATATGCTATAACCCATACCGAAGAAGCATAATAGTCTCCAGTAATAAGACAAGAAATAAATACTAGTAGCATAATAATAGTATTAAGAATGAAATATATTTTATTAGTACTCATATGATTAATCAAATAAAGAACTGACACTTTCATTGTTATGAATAGAAGTAATTGCGTCACTAAATACAGGAGCAACATCCACTTCTGTCCAACACGAAGATGATAAATTTGTATTGGTTGTATTAGACATAAAAAACTCAGTAATAATACCCGCAGCAATTGCATCTTTTATTCTATTTATTCCAATTACAGTCAATGCAGAATGGGTGACTGCACAATAAATCTGTTTTGCACCTTGTTTCTCACATTCCTTTGCTGCTTCAATTAATGTTCCAGCAGATTCAGTTAAATCATCAAGAATAAGAACATTTTTATCTTTAACGTTACCAACAAACTGCATTACTTTGACTTCAGTATCATTATTCCGTTTTTTAGCAATAAACGCAAAATCAGCGTTAATTTTTTCTGCAAAAGAACTAGAACGTTTAACAGATCCAATGTCTGGAGCAACAACTACATCAATATTCTTATTCTTAAGTGCCTTTACCAATGTAGGACGAAATTGTAAACAATCAATTGGAAGGTTGGTAAATCCTGCAATTTGTTGAGCGTGCAAATCCATTGTCAAAATACGATTAATACCCGATGCAGCCAAAATATCCATTACTAATTTGGCAGAAATAGGAACCCGACTCTTATCTTTTCTATCTTGTCTCTCATAGAAAAACATAGGTATAACCGCAGTAATACGTTTGGCACTCGCTCGTCTAGCAGCATCTGCCATAATGAGTAATTGCATCAATGCATTATTACTATTCATTGTGCCACAACTGGATTGAATAAGAAATACATCCGATCCACGAATATTCTCTTGGAATTGAACATAATACTCGCCACTAGGGAAAGTATGATGATATATTTTTCCGAGCACAGTTCCACAAGAAACAGCAATCTTGTTAGATAACTCCAAACTATTTTCCCCACTAAAAATTTTTAATTCGTTATTCATATGTACCCCTATGATACTGATTTTTCAGGAGTTGTCAATATGTGTGCCAATAATTCTGGGTCAACCATTACGTCATGCTCAGAAATATAATGTGAATAACCTTCTGGCCACTTAAATACCCCATCTGTCATACAACAAGATCCGTTTGGTGCGTATCCACAAATGCGACACGCAGAGAAACCTCTGGCTTGATCTATACAATCTCCACGGACCAAATAAAGTATAACTTTATGTTTTATGTCGTCGGGAAGTTTTCTTATTTTATCTGGCCAAGGCAAATCTTCCGTGGAGTCTTCGTGTTTTCTCCAGTAACCAACCGCTTTAAGTTCATTTTCCATGTTTAACTTCTTTATATTGTCCATTAGGAAATTCTTGTTGAATTTCAACCGACCAACCAAATTTAAACCAGTAAACATTCTTATCAGTTTTGACGTAATAGTATCTATATCCTTTTAGTGGAATGATATATGGTCCAACATCTACCATTCTAAAATCTACTTTTTCTACAACTTCGCCACGACTCTTAACCCATAATTCAATATCAGATTCTTCGTTTCCTACATCCCATAGAACAAAAACAATTACAAAAAGTATTATTAATAGTAAAAATATTGATTCTTTCATATTATTTTTGAAAGGAACTATCCATAGGATCTATACGTCCATCCCAATTATCTTTATAAAATTCCTCGAATTCTCCCGCCATCTTTTTACAATTATCTTTCTGTTCTTTAATTACTAGTTCAGATAACCGTTTAGCTTGTGCTTTTCGTTGTTCGTCACTACCATAAGAGCAGCAGCAATAACATCCTCCAGAATATAATCCGTTCGCACAAGTACACCGAGAATGACAAGGAGTACCATATTTACAAGGACAACTTTCCGATTGATCATTATAATTATTACCAATGGTTAACATTGCTTTTTCACCCATTGTAATGCCAGATATACTTTCATCACATTTAACTCTAATAGTTTTTTCGGTAGAGTCTCCACCAACAATTATTCCATTCAATTTCATATTTAATTCTTTATTCATAACTTTATATTTTTCAAAGCAGTTTCTATTGCGCTTATTTTATCAAGGCATTTTTGGCCAACATTATCTTTTTGGGATTTGACAAATTGTTGATAGATATCCTGATTATTTACTTTCATCATAAACAATCGTTGACGATATTCCGCATCGATTTCCAACCTATATCCCTTGGCATCCAATCCCTGTTCAGCAGGAATATAATTATTATCTTCTCCATCAGTATAACTTTCATCATAGTATGGTACAATAACCCAATCTTTATATGAATATTTTTCCGCCTTATCTTTTGCTTCAGTTAAAAATGCTTGAAGTTCTTTATAGTTTCGTTCAACATTATTTTCACGAAAAGAATAAGTCGTAAATGTATCATATACATAAACCTTCTCCAAAGCCATTGGATTAGTATTAAAATTTGTTTTTTTCATATTATATTATCCTAATGCCCAGTTTGATACGTTAAGATGTGGCGGAACATCGTCTTTATTTGTAAATTCCCACGTTCGAAGTGCAACATTCCATCTAAACCATTGATTGCCCCATACGTGAGGATGTATTCCAGGTTCCATATATTCAACAATTAAATAATCATAAAGGCATTCATGCATATCCCCCTCGGTTATCATTAACTGCCTCCGAAGCTTCACAATAAGTGTTATAGAATCCAAATGTACGACTACACAATGGATTACATTTCCGATCCTTCACCTCTTTACTTACAATTGCTGTAATAAACCATGCCATATTATTTCTTTATATTTTTAGGTTTCCTACGCTCGCAACCTTCACAAACACAAACTGGTTCTCCAGATTCAATTTTCCATCCTATAATTTTCCAATGGGCAAACGTAATATCTTTTGCATCAATAAAAGTATGTTTTTCATTACATTCACAACATTGGATGTTCCATTTACTTAATGCCATCCAAATACTCTACACTATTTTGAGAATATGTCAATTTTTAAAGCATTGAGGGAATATCTTTGCCAATTCTATATTTTCTAATCTTAATTCTTCTTTTTTCTTTTCAACAATTTGTTTTTTATAAATTACATTAATTTCATTCCAAATTGAAGTCTGTTCATGTTGAGTAAATTCAGTCTGATTAAAATTGAAAAGTTTAAGTGTTTTCTTCTCGTTAGGATAAGAGTCGTGTAAAAATGTTGTGATAACATAATTAATCTTTGGATGTTTTATTAAATATAATTGTGGAAAATAACCTCCGAGGAATTCTACCTCAAAACTCCATTCTTGGAAATTAAGTTCTGTTAAATCTTTTATTATAGATTTAGCAATACACCCCAATTCGGGTGGTGGAACTGGTAATTTGGATTCATTAACTATTTTCTTTTTAAATGGCCACATAAATTTATTCTTTAGAATTATTAAAACATTTTGGAAAAAATTCCGTCAACCTCTTTTCATCTCTTTCACTCTGTTTTTCTTCTTCAAGAGAATAAACTTGGTTAAAAATATCAATAAGTTTTCTCCAAATTAGACGTTGTTCATCCCAAGTTAGGGTAGAATCATCAACTCCAATTATGCTCACTCCATCCCAAAAGTCAGTGTATTTTTCATTGGCATATGAAGAAAGTCCATAATTTATTCCAGGATGATAAAAATTATATTTATGGTATATATTACTGTGAGTGTTAAGCAGTGTATCAGTTGCCCATGATTTAATTACCCATGATTTATAATCAAGAGTTTCCAACTCTGCAAGGATTGTCTTGGCAATACAACTTAATTCTGGTTTAATTTTCTTTTTAAATGGCCACATATTATTTTAAGTGTGAGGGTTGAATCCGTTCTTTGAAATATATCCGTTTTGTTTGCCACCGACACGAGTCATCTCACATTTATTTCCGCCAATGGTAGCAGATTTCTGCCGCCATACAACGGCATCTTTATCGGCAGGAACAATATCATGCCATCCAATAACGGAAGGAATACGAGCATCCCGATAATTCTCACATTTACATAATTTGTCTATCATTATGCATTTTAACTTGTGCTTGGATTTTCCAAACATTAATTTAAATAATTTCATATTTACAGATTAATTCTATTATGGTATAGTAACTACATATTTATCTGATATGAACAATACACCAATTCTAAGGTATAGTCAAATTCAAAATGAATTCTTGTTAACCAATTATCCAATTTATGGAGCAGCATATTGTGCGAATGCACTTCAACGAACAGTAGTTTCTGTTAGATCACGCATCCAAAAAATGAAATTACATGTTAAAAATATGTCGGAAATTATGTTAAATCATTATATTAAACCGAATAAAGAATTTAATATAAATGCCGATTTATTTATTAACCCATTACTCCCCGAAGTTATTTATACAATGGGACTTTTATGGGCAGATGGAAACATTCATATAGATAAAAATGTTAGAGAGGTTGAACTTACTTCAACATATCCAGATGGAGACGAGTTTTATAAAATTATGTCATCATATGGAAAATGGAACTATTATAAATACAATAAACAACACAAGAATTATAAACATCTTAAACCAAGAATTATAATTAAAACAAACAATAGACCGTTAACAACATTTTTTTCATTATATGATTACAAATCAAAATCTGTAAACTCTGCGGATAAAATATTAAACATTATACCAACACATTTACATTATTATTGGTTTAGAGGATTATTTGATGGGGATGGTGGAATTTATATTAAAGATAAACGGGTTCAAATAACTATTTCTGGACCATATGAACAATCGTGGAATTATTTAACTTCAATGTTAACCAACGTTGGAGTAACATTTCATTTATATCGTAGAATTTCTAACAAAAATCATAAGTGTTCATATATTCAGATTAATGGTGCAAAAAATTCTTCCAAATTTTTATCATACATTTATAAAAATGCAGAAACGGATAAAATTTATTTAACAAGAAAATATAAAAAATGGAAACAATTAAAACAACATTATCAATTAGATAACAATGTATAAATCAATATTTTATATACTTTTTAAAAATGTTAATCAATAAAAATAAATTTAATACAATTAGTTATATAAGAAAAATTAAAAATATATAATGTAATTAAATACAAAAGAACAATAGGCCACATAAAAAGTATTGATATCAAAAATATGATATCACCATAATTAAAAATCTGTTTAGTCTTCGTATTAAATTTTTTAATTCCAATAAAAGCACATACAGAAAAAAATAATCCCATTATAAAATATAAATGCATAAAATTAAAAATAATCAGTTTTAATAACAAGTTTCATAGTGACCATACTCTACACTATTTATATGGGATGTCAAGACTATCAGTTTAAATTTGACAATTCATCAATTGACTGTATTATAGGATGAAGATGAAAAAACTATGGAATAAGATAAAATGGAAATTGGAGTGCATATTTGTACTCTGTATTATCGTACCCACTGTAATATTATTCCTTTGGAATAAGACTGAATATGATGAAAACCGTGAGCAATATGATTGATTTAACCCGTATCCGAAGCATCAAATCCCTTGAGGAAATGAAGAAGGATATAATAGAATTTATAAATAATCCCCTAATGTTAGAAATATATAGGGAAGATGTATCTTTAGGGGAAGATGCCTATGCCGATGATAAAGAACAAGCAGAACAATTGCTTGTGAAAATTGAAAAAAGAAGTGTGAGCCTTACTAAATTTAATCAGCGGGAAGCAAAACAGAAATCTCAAACTAAAAAATTATCGGACTAAAGAAAACGGGTCAATTCCTCTATCAGATGTTGGATATATTAATATCCATCCTGGTAATTCTATTGTTTTAGGATCTCCATTAACGTTATACAATAATAAATATTTATTATCACTGCGTTTTTCTATTATAACTCCTTCTTTGTGAAGATAATTTACTATTACAAAATCTCCTACTGCATAAGATTTTTTTTGTTCAAATAAAGGATTACTTATAACATTAGTAAGATTAGGTATAACTGATTTACCCGTATTATTGTTTGTTTTCTCGTTTATAAAAAATTGATTTATTCCATTCGGAAACAATCCATTATATGCGGTATTATTAAGTTTTCCAGTACTTGTATCAAACAAAACAATGGGAATTGGTCTATTCAAAGCATCATCGGTCTTCTTCTCTATATAAACTATCATCCCAACAGTCCACAAGACTATAAATACAACCAATATACTAAGCCAACGGTTTAAATTGTTTATTTCTTTGCTATTGTCTTTATCTGGAGAAGTTATAATATCACTCATATTATATAAATATATGAATGATAATCGTAATCTTACTAATTTACGGATTGGCAGAAGAATTATTTAATACGTATTTCTTTTTTATATGTTTAACTTCTTCTCTTGGAACGGTACATCCAATATATACTTGTCCATCACTTAGATTATAATGGAATGATTTGTCAAATCCACCCTCTTTATGTATTCTGGTTAAGTACTTACGTACGGTGTCGGCGGTTCCACCATCCTTAATTTCATTTTCTTTCCCAAATGTACATGCTAAAATAAAATCAGATTTAGCAACTAATGCATTTCGGGCATAAAATCCTTTTGTCACTTCTATCAATTCAGCACCTTCATTTTTAGATATTTGTATCTCAGATAGTGAATTTATATGAGTAACTGTTTGAAATTTTTTATGATAATAATTCGCAGTTCCACCAGGATTTGCAAATGGATCTTTTACTCCCGTATCGTGGAATATACCATCATCCCATTTAGCAGGAAGGAAAAGACGAAGATGTGGTACTTTTCTATCAAGAAATAATCTAACAGCAACGTGGTCTGCATATGCTGCCCCACCACTAACTAAATGAGTAATTGAATATCCACTCTCATTAAATTGCTCTATTAATCCTGATGCAACGATACACATTGCCTGAAAATGATTTCTTGATAACTTTTTACCATCATCTTCTCTCCCCGCCGTTCCAACTATAGAAAATGTAATTTCCATTAGTTTACATTAATTTATGGATAATGTATCCGAAAATAAACATTGCCCAAGGAAGAAGAACTACACCAATATAATATCCCCAAGTATCAGCAGTTGTCTCAGTTACATTTTTTACTGGTTTACTTGGGACATAAACAAACAATCTTACAAAGATAAATATACCAGCACATTGTAGTATGGTAATGGGATTCATATGGAATATAGGAATAATAAACCATTCCCATAAACGCATACCAACATAACCATATGAAAACGTTGTATATGCAAATGATGCAATTGCTATAGGCATAACAAACAACAATCCTAATATCATATAGAAAAACTTTTTATACCAAGGATATGTATTCTCTTCATTATGGTAATGTTTATTCAGTTTATTTAAAATATCATCTATTTCTTTATCAGTTGGCGTACTCATAAATTTTTAATTTAAAACGATATTAATGTAGGACTATTTCGTGTAAGTCGGTTTCGGGAAAATGTTTTGAATTGTCCATCCTTTTTTGAGCCTGGAGAATCCAATTCATATCCTTTGATATAATCTGCATCCGCAGATACCAACCTCAAATACCGAAGTTTCATTGTTTGATCATTACTACTGGGGTATTCGAATTCAACCACGGGTAGTTGTGGAGTTGGAGTTACGTTAATATATGGGTTTTGTGTATTCATAATTTATATTTAACTTTCATCTAATGTTACATTACATTTTTTTATAAAATAAGGTGTCATGTCATTATCGTAGAGTTTAGATTGGGGCATCAATAAATTTTTTATATCGAACGATATGAAATTAATAAAACTAAACACTGATTCAGAGGTTGCTCTAAAATCCAACGGAGTATTCAACCTATTTCTAGTTTTAATTACATATTTCGAAAGAATATTAAAATCAGTTTTATTTAATAAGTGTCCAGTATTATGATGTAAATCCAATACTCGGTCACACCACCATACTTTTTTATGAATGGTGTTTATATTTTTGGATTCAATTAACATTTTGGTTGCTTTTGCCCACTTCTTTCCACCATAATTATAATCCCAAATTCCCTTATCAAATATAGTATATGCTAAACAAAAATTTTTTTCAACATCTTTTTTTACAATTTTAACATCCTCTTTAGATACATTATTAATTCTACAAAAATGATTCATAGAAGAATGACAACAATATGGAAAATGTCGTAACTCCGATTGAATAGAATATACCAATGCTTTATATGTTTCGGAATACATATTATTCACTACATCATTATATTTTTCTTCAATTTTATCAAATCCCCGTTGATTAATAATAACTGGATAATTTGTATATCCAATTTCACGATACCCACCGCAACGAAGATATAAATCATAAATTGAATAAAAATCAAAAAATAATATCATTGTACGTTTTTGATCGGGTGTCATAACTTTGATAACCTTTTTAATGTTTCCGTAGTAATGGTGTGTTGACATTCCATTCTCCTATAGATATAAGTTCATTTTTAATAAGTTTCCAATCAGTCTTTGGTTCAAACCCTGCTCGGTCATCAATCAATACATTAAAATAGAATTTCTTCGAAAAGTCACTTCTCTCAGTATCCTGAGCATGTGAATTGCTATTGAGATAATCAAAATAAATTCCATTATCATCTAACCAAAAAAATACATTTATAATTCGTTTAATAGGAGTACTGGTCCATAAAATCATTATAATATCTTTACGCCTAGACATCCACTGAAGGACTTCTTTGGCATATGGATAGAATACCAGTTTCTCAGTCTTATCTTTGGATGTTTTACCACTTGGAATGATAGTACCGTGAAGGTCAATACAGAAGTAAACTTCTGGCCAACCCCGTTCTTTCTTCATTTCAAATGTTTTTCTAATATTAAAAATATTCATTTAATATATTTTTCCAATTCTTTTAACTCTTCAGCATATCCACCAGTCAGAATCGGAGTCCTGCACCAAGTCCTCGGATCTAGATTGTGGTCATCCATATGAAAACTTAATGCATACCGTTCACGTTTCCACTGGTTCATAGAAAACAACTTAAAAAATTTAGTAATATCTTTAATAAGTTGATTATTATCTTCACCACTTTTTACAAAACTGGTATTTACCTTAATAGCGTGATAGATTTCAACTGGCGTATAACGATTCTTTACCACCATTGTCTCAATCATATGCAATAACCAATACGGCATCAAATCATCTTCATCCGTTTGATTACATTCCTTTGGTCGTAATTCAGCAGTCGGTTGCTGTTCATTAACATATTTTAATGCAGGACATACTCCCAATGGTGCTGGACCTAACTTTTCTGCCCAATCAAGAAACTTTTTAATATATACCTTTGGAAGTCCTCCAATTGGAGCAACACATCCAGCAGTATCACCATCCATAGTAGCATATCCAACCGCTGCCTCACTCATATTGCTTGTGGTAAGCAATAACTTGCCTTGCATATTTGCGATAATCCAAATTCCAGGAGCACGAACCCTCGCTTGCAAATTCTGCAATACAATATCGTTATCTTTAAAATTCAATGGCGAACCTTGAATAACCTCTCCAAGCTTGGAATATTCTTTCATTAATGGTTCAACATCAAATTCATAATGAGGAATACCCAATTGTTTTGTCAATTTTTCAGCAGCATTTCTAGTTACTTCACCACTTTGTGCGGTCGCTTGGTATGCAGTTGTGATTAACTTTTTAATCAATAATCCTACATTAGGATAATCTTTCAAATGTGGGCAGTATTTTTTAATGAATAATTCTTCCCCAAGTTCATAAACTCCTAAACGAATTCCTGATGCACAAAGATATGTCACCATAGAAGAATCGGCACCACCACATATTAACACTTGTCCACCACAATGAGAACAATATTCTGTATCACACCCAGGTATATGTGTAAACCCAGGATCAACTTCACAATCATGGCACTTTTTTAAATTATTTAACATAGAATATATTCTACCGATATTCTGTGATATGTCAAGCTACGGGAGGATTATTTTTTAAAGATTGAAAATATGTTCCCGACTTTCCACGCAACCCTTTAAATTCACTATTTAATTTATTATACGCCACCCATACATCTTCATCATAATAATCAGATATTGCTTTAAGATGAAAAGGAATAGAATCCGAATCAACTGGTTTATAATGATTAGCATCTACTCCCACATTAAACATATTTAACTGATATTTCCAAGCTGCATGGATATGTCCAACAATATTAAACGCAGATGAAATGCCTCTCGTTGGATAATGAGTAATATAACATTCAACTCCCCATGCTTCCATATTAATTCCATCCCCATCTGGAATAATTTCAATAAAATATGGTTTTAATTGTTCATCAGTAAACACTCTATCATGATTGCCACGGACCAATGTTTTCCTTCCATTAAACTGTTCAACAAAAGGAAGATATTCTGGCGTTTTCTGATAACAAACATCACCAACAACAATGACAGTATCCTCGGGTGATACCAATTCATTATGATTTTTAATCATTGTTTGAATCATATCATTTGTAGTTTTAAATGGTCTTCCCATTACATCCATTCTATTATCTCCCAAATGCCAATCTGCTGTAAACCAAGTGCTCATATTTAATTAATTAAAGGAACAATTTTTAACCCTTTACTATCTGCCCAAGCACGATAATAATTTTCAATACACCCTCCAGGTTGGAAATGTCTATCATAATGATAATTTCCAAGTTTTTCAATAAACCACTTTGTTTTTGTCCATATTTGATATACTTTATACATTTCAGGAAAACGTTCTTTAAGTGAATCATCTTTTGGTACGAACATAAATTGAGTTGGTTCGGGTGGAGTGTAAACACCAACATCATCTACTGTCCCAAAAGAAACCACTTCAAATCCATTCCAATCTCCGTTATGAACAATAAAATATAATGTTTCACCATTGTAATCAATATGACCAGACAAAGTATGATTACAAGCATTATGTTGATAAATATCAGTAAACGTTACACCATACCCCCCACCATTCCAATGAGATTCGGTAATGCGTTCGGCAATTTCATCAGGCATTTTCATCAGGCATTTTCATATTTTAATCATGTTAGGTGCCATAGATGTTTCATCACATCCATATGTAAATTTATATCCCATATTTTTAAGAAAGGGAATAAGTCTTGGTTCTAATATACTTTCAACGTATATTCCCCTTTGTAAATTTATTGCTTCAGTTTCAAATCGTTTAAGAAATCCTGTAAAAATACCTCTTCCTCGTTGTTCCTCAATAACTTCTACTGAACCAATATCTAAAAAATTATATAATCTATCTTCATATATTCTTGAAGATCTCCGAACATATACTTGAATATGTTTTTCAAAAATCCACGAGTTGCGCAATTGGGTATTAGAAAGAAATAATTCCAAATCCATTTTCATATAATTGCTTCTTTCAATAATGTATTTAAAGTGTTATGAATTGGTTTATTATTAAACTTTTTATAAAACCAATCTAAATATATACATTTAACTGCCCAATCAGGTCTTCCATAAAATGTATTGCTATATGACGCATACTTACCAAATTCTACATTGGTTGTTAATCCTGGCATAGTTTTCATGTTTCTAGGTACCCAGAAAACAATGCTTTTACAATGAGTAAGTCCAAACAGTTCCCATTCAACCTGACCAATATAATCTATATGTTCCGCTTTATCTTTTCGTTCAGGAACTATTACTTGACCATCATATTGAAGATAATTAAGAACATCTATTGCTATGGGTCTCCATGAATATATATCTTTCGATCTTGGTGTTGGACCAGCAAGAAATATACTATGTATATTTAACTTCAGTCTTTCTTCAATTGGTTCATCTGAATAGATAATATTCATTATTAAAACTTTGGTTGCTCTGTAACTTTTTGTGTAACATTTTCGGTGTATTGAACTTCTCCACAATTCATACATTTTCGTTTCCACCTTTTAGTTATTTTAGTAGGTACATCAAATGGTAATTGCCTATCTACTCCCATAGTACCTGGAGGATCACCTGGATCCCGATATCCTTTTAAAACAATATCATCTCTTACAGGTTCAGTCCATTCATGTTTACAATTATAAATTGCCTCTGCCAATTTCTCTTTGGCCTTCATATATTCCAAGTGCGCTTGATCAAGCGCATCTCTCAACTGTGGTATAGCATTCATTTATGTTTCCTTAAAATAAGTTTTAAATGTGTTGGATCTTTGATTTCAATCCCTAAATCATCCCGCACAATCTGAAGAAGATACGGCAATGTATAATGCTCGTGGAAAATAATATCATATTCTAATGGTATCTTTGCCAAAAGAGTTTCCCGTGTAATAGGCATATAATTCTCCCTAACTTCCCGTTCCCAATTTGGAGTCAAATACCTATATTTAAGCAAGAAATGAATGAGTTGTTTATTGTTTTCAATGCTTCCCCACATTTGTTCAAAATCATTCAATGCCTTGGTTCCAAGGAACTTATAATATACTTTCTTAACGTCATTGACATTACTTGCTCTGTCAATCGCTTTACCTGGAATCATATCCCGAATGACAATGAATTCAAATCCAGTATTAAATACTTTATTCCAAAAATCATCAATATCTGCTTTGCTTCCATAGTGGAACACTTCATGAATAACAGAAGATAATATAATTGCAGGATGTTTAGATTCTCCAACCAGTTTTTCAACGCTTCTCCAGTCAGAATAAATCGGACAATCTTTCGCCATACGTGCCATTGCAGGATCAATATCGTATCCCGCAAGAACAACGTCCGACTTCATTGTACTAATGGCATTTAACAATGCTCCGTTGGCACAACCGAAATCAATAATAGCATCCGCATTAATCTTATCCAGAAAGAATGCCTTATCCATCATTGATAGTTCCATCCGCTTGTTATAAGCGGTATAATCTGTAATGCTAGGTGCTTCATTCATATTTCACCAACTATACCGATGTTTTATGGAATGTCAATCCATCTGCCGAATTAATTTTACTCCATCACATATTACAGTATTAGCGGGTGCAATCCAATAATCTACTGCATCAGGTACTTCTTCGGGTATGGACGAAACAGACGCAATCCAAAACGTTTTAATAAAATTATCCCTTACCTTATTAATAGGTTCATCTATATGATTATATTCTTGAAATAAGTTAGGAATATAAACAAATGGAATAACCGTTGGATTTAAACATTCACATTCAAAAATAAATTTATCATAATTACAAAATTTATTCCTTCTTGCTTCAAGAAGTGAACTAAATACAAATAATTTTCCAACTTTAGGATATGTCCACTCATTAAGTTTATATTCAACCTTCATAGAATCAGGAATGAATTTACCCATTGACGATTCCAATTTACATGTAGATACATTTAACTCTTTTAAATCTTTGTGAGTTCCCAATACAACTTTATAATATATTTCACTCATAACTTATTTACGTTTAATCTGGTGCAAACTATTTCCATTAATAAAAAACAATCCATCGGGTGTCGCAATTAATTTCATTGTAGAATCCAATGGAGGATTCGATATTGTTTCACATTTAAATGCAGTGGTAAATAATTCCAATTCCGTTGGATTTGCCAATAACGCACACAATCCATTATCCATGACTGCAAAGTTAATAGTATCATACGATACGTCATCAACCTTCCTAATATCACATTTAGAGTATTGTTTGTCAAATACAATGATAAACCTATCATATTGACCATTCTTTTCACCTAATACCACCGTGACATATTTATCCGATTTGGCACCGACCACCCTATACCCATCCAATTGTGGCATATGTTTAGAGAAACAACTTCCCAATTTATATGGTAATGTTAAATATATCTTTCCCAATAGATTTTGTATAACACATCCATCATACATTTCCGCTGAAGTAGTTGATACATTCTCTACTTCATTAATACGATGCACAATTTTATGACCAAAAGAAGTAAACGAGTTCTCTACCAATTTGCCTCTACTTATGGTATAGATGGCATTGTTGCGAGCAAACATATTATTACTTGTGGCAGTACCAATTGGTTCGCTCTTGGTTAATTCATTAAATAGTATTTTATTACTAAACCCCTGTTGTGCTGCAATAAGAGTTCCATCCGATGAAGCACAAAGTAATGTTTTCCATTTTACATCGTGAGTTTCAATTTCTTTTTTGCTGGCATATATATGTGATTTAGTAGCAATGTAGTAAATACCCATTATTGTAAATACACATTGAATATTACTATCGTAGGATGCTATTTCCTCTACTCCAATATTATCAGTACCTTGTATGGTAATGACTTGTGTAGGAACCAACAAAGGAACACTACTATCGGGATCAGGAGGAACGGAACGGTTTTTAGTATCAGAAAATATAAACTTATACCAATCCAATAATCGTTTCGGAATAATGTTGAATGGTGTAACAGAAGGAGGCATTCTAGATTTTGGATCAAATACAGATATATTATCATCCATTTGCTGTTTTTTTTGATTAGGTTTATAATTGGGATGAGTCCCCCTATAAGGATGAATATTAACTAATGCATTGAAAGATAATACGCCCCAAGAAAACCAATCGGATAATTCATCTGGATTATATACTAAATGTCCATTTAAATTACTTGATACACGTCTATCCATTATAGATTGCATCACCGCTGATGATTTATAACTTGGAGTTTGATAACTATCACAATCTATGAAATAAGGCTCTAACGTTCCCGACGAGTCTTTAATCAATATATTTAACTCATTATAATCAACTATAAGACATTTACATCCATGTATTTCCGATGTAATTATTCGCATTTTCTTTATTAAGTCAATCATCATTGTCATACTAACATTATTATTGTCCTTAAATGTTTTAGTAAAGTATTTTACAAACGGTTCAACATTATCTATGAAAGTAGTGGTATATCCTATAGGTTTATCACCGGCATTACTATAAATAATTTCTTGTGGAGTAATTACCGATGGGTTTGGAATTAATGATAGTTCTTGTATCTTTTTTAATGGTAGTACATGTGTATCATTATGATAAATCTTAAATGCTTTTCCGCCATTAACATAAATACTTCCTTCTCCACCAGATGCTAAGTATGATTTATCATTTAATACGAGTGTTGTTCCATTAACCTTAATCTTTAAATTCATAATTATTTTAGTTTATTACAGAATTATCATGTGTCAAATTGATTGTTTTAATGCTGCTCGTAAAATATCTTCAATCCGATTTCTATCGGTATATTTTATTCTCAACAAACCAATTTTATTATCTTCGGCATATTTAGTCTTTATGCCATCTCTATATTGGGTATCTTTCAATTCTTCCTCCGACGACTCATATCCTTTAAACTTTCCATTGGAGAAATGTTGAGGACCATCATATTCTATTAAAAGATTATGTTGAGGTAAATAAAAATCATATTTAAAGAGATTTCCACTTTTAGGATTTCTACAGTCATCAAACATTTTTTGATAAAAATATTTTATATTATTTCTAATTAACACTTTTATAACTTCTATTTCTCCACGAGAAATTTTACACCGTGGGCAACCTTTTCCACTTAAATGAGAATTTGGGATCTGAAAAAATGACCCATGTTTAGGACAAATAATTTCTACTTTAATTCTATTACCAGTATAACATGCTTTCTTATAAGAGTACTTGTTATTGTGTATCTCCATTGACTCTCGTATAAAATCTATGGTAGATTTTCCAACCCCGGCACATGTGGGACATCCATGCCCTGCTAAATGACTATTTGGAGATTGTAAAAACTCTCCGTGGTGATTACATACTATTTTAACTTTAGTTCTAATATTAGTATAATCTACAAAAGAGTAAGAATATCTATGATTATGTACTTTATTAGCTTTCTCAACAAACTCATTATATGTTGCTCTTTTCATTTTATATACCATTTATAAACTACTGAGAATAATCAAAATCAAAATTACACAATAATACTCGCAACGCTTATGTCATCACTATGAGTAATACCTTCTTTTAAACACTTTCGTTTAAAAGCAGATACCCTTCTTAATACAAATTCACCTTCAAAATTCTTATATCCGGTAAATTCATCAATTAATTCCTTCCACGGAATCGGTGTATAATCCGATTTTCTAAAACTATTAATACCATCGGATATGACTGAAATAACATCACCTTCTTCTACTGGTTTTGTTATAACCACTGGATAAAATGGTGAATAACATGCTACATTATTATCAAATTCTACTATTTTTTGATTATCTTTCATTCCATGATATGCTGCCGTTCTTAATGTATCAAGTTGATAAGAAAGATAATCTGGTGCTCCACTTGTTAGATTAATATGAACTGTATTTACTTTATCTTTAGTTTTATGAATAAGCACTCCATCACCAAACAAAAAAGCAGTCAATTGTTTATTCTTAACCCACGCTGCCAACAATGTGGCATCTAATGATTGTGCGTGAATTGTAGGAAAGGATAAAAACATCTGTGTGGATTTCCTAATTGCTTCTTTTCCAAACTCAATACAATCTTTTGTATGAAAATCTGTAATAATACATTCTCTTGCTGCCAGTGCTAAGAACCTTGCACCAATATCAACATCAGGAGAAGCACTGCAACCATCACATACAATAGCATATGATAAATCAAATTGTGGTTTAACACCACTCAAAGCATAGTCTTGACAAACAGTGTGATCGTGTCCAATCCAAAATGTACTATTGGTATTCATATATAACTTATTAAAAGAGGGGATGGTGTTTAGCCATCCCCATTGAGGTATAACTTAATTAAAACTTGAACTGACTCGTAGGCAAAGGATTACTGGCTTGTCCATTACTCAATGCTGTGCTTGTGGAACTGATAGACTGACTGATAAAATCAGCCAATTTTGCAATGCGTCCTGGAGAAGCCTGACCAATACTCACATATTGATCAAATCCACCATCATCCTTGACAGTCTGAAGATACATATTAAGATTGACATCATCACCTGTAACGCCAACCAAAATAAGGAGAATGGATTCGAGGTTTTCCGAACGACGAGCAGCCAATAGAGATTTCTTAATCTGTGCGGCATCCATAATACTACCAGAGTTATTTTCCCCATCGGTAATAACTACAATAATACCATTACACAAGAAATCTTGTGATGTAAGTTGCTTACCATAAGTAGCAGTAGCTTGAATGGATTCATCAACTGCATCAAACAATGCAGTAGTTCCTCCAATTTGGAGAATGTTATCATAATCCTTTTCAACAATAGATCCAAGCAACTTGAACCCGTGGAGTTCCGACAAATTACTGGTGAATTGTGTAAGCCGAAGCATAAGGTTATCCTTACGTGGAGACTTATCACAAGCCTTAAACACAGTCTTCAATGCTTGTTCCAATTGCACCGCATACCCTTGAACAGAACTACTTGCATCCACCACAATACTGGCGAGTGTATATTCTGCCGCACCAAGTTTTGCAATCTTGGTTGCACTAAACTTATAATTTGAACTGGTGTTCAACGTTTCAATATCTTTATCCATTAAACTCATAACTCATATCTTTCTTTTTTATTGTTGTCTTTCAATTATTATAACACAGTTTGATAACAAGTCAACCCGTCATCTTATAATAAATTTGTTGTTAATATTTGTTCTATCTGATTAAACTTCGTATATTTTATTCTTAACAATTTTATATTATTATTTTTGGAATATTCATTGCGTAGTTTATCTCTAAATTGTATTTCTTTAAACTCATGTTCTGTAGTTAAATGTTTGCCCTTTATTAAGGCACCCATTTTGTAATGTTGTTCTCCGTCATATTCTATTAAAATATTTTGATTTGGTAAATAGAAATCAAATTTCAACTTTGTGTTAGATTTTGGATTTATACAATCAACAAATGTCTTTTGAGAAATAAATTCTATATTATTATTTTTTAAAAAATTTAATATTTTTATTTCTCCATACGAACTATTACAATGTGGGCATCCTTGACCTAATAGATGTCCATCAGGTCTTTGTAAAAATTTTCCATGTTTTGGACATTTAATACACACTTTTGATTTATTATCTTTATATTCCGTGATAAATGAATAATCATATTTTTTATTATGAATAATGTTTGATTCGTTAATAAAAGAATTTATTGTATATCGCTTATTTCTGGAGCACACATTACACCCAGTACCTTGTAAATGGCTGGCTGGGGTCTGACTAAATTCTCCATGTATTTTACAAATAATTTTGACTTTTTCATGAGTGGATAAATAAACCACATTAGAATAATCATACTTATTTCCATGAACTTTCTGAGCCTTTTCTATAAATTGACTTGTTGTTAGTTTTGGAGTTCCAAAACAATATGGACATCTACAACCATTTAAATGAGAATTTGGTTTTTGTAAAAAAATACCATGTAGCGGGCATTTTATTTCTACTTTGGAAAACGCATTTAAATAAACCACATTAGAATAATCATACTTATTTCCATGAACTTTCTGAGCCTTTTCTATAAATTGATTCGTTGTTGATTGCTCCGTGCCGCCACATATGGGACATCCATGACCCCCAAGATGATCGGTTGGCATTTGAAAAAATAAACCATGTATTAGGCATTTTATTTCTATTTTAGTATAGTTATTTTTATAAATTACATTAGAATAATCATACTTGTGGTTATGAATAATATTTGATTTTTCAATAAATTTTTCAATAGATTGTCGTTTCATATTACTAATAAATATAGTTCGGTAATATGAAACGACATATATATTTTTACCAATCGATCGATTTACAAATTTTCATTCCTCGCTTGGACATATTTAAGACAAAATCTTGTCCCAACTTCTCAAATCCAGTTACAGAACTACTACAATCAGTCAAAAGTGTAAATTTTTTAATATTATCATCGCCAAAATTATTAGCAATATCAGTAATAGACGAAGCAACGCAATGACTTAAAGCTTCGCCAGTGATAAGAATCTCATCAGCTTCAGAAAGAGTATCTAACAAATTCGTATTGAGTTTTGTACTTGGATCATTATCATCAGGACAGTCCGCCATCAAAATAGAATAATGTTCACTCGCCATATTACTACCTTTAGCAACGAAGTTAATACGACTAAAGGTATCCTTTTCCCACTTATACAATGCCTCTGCAACCACAGGAACGATACTATGTCCCCATGATCCAATCAAACAATGTACTGGCCAGATAACAAGAACATACCGACCATTTTTCTTAAGTGTCTCCACATACGACAATGCCTTACCTTGCCATTGTGGATTAAATGCCCTCCAAACTCCATTCTTGACATCGTCAACGGAAATCATTGTAAATGGATTGGGGTGCTCTCCTTTGGAATTAACCCAAAACGATGGGTGAGCAATATGCACATATTGATGAGAATCCAATGTACAGTGAATTTCTGTAATACGTTTTTGATTTTTATTGATAAAACTTCCCAAGCGAGTCATATCTGCTTCGGCACCTGCAACAACAAGTTGCCCTTTTTCTCCACCTGGACCCTTTGCAATACAAAAATCATTTTGCGGGTCAATTGTAATTAGATGAACTGTCTTTGCCATAACTTTATCTTTCTCTTTTTAGTTTATTCTGTAACTTTTTTACTTTTTCTCTCTAACCGTGACTTTACTATACCGCTACAGTATAAAAAGTCAAATTTATTTTACAAGTTGCTTGTTTATCCCTTGTAATGATTGAACCAATTTTTAAACATACCAAAAATTGGTCTGTGAGTTGGATTTATATCAGTATCTTTAAGATCATTAATATTTTTCCATTGAACAAAACTTAAATCATCTGCTGCAACTGGTGTTCCAGTAAAATATCTCATTGCATATAAAAATGTCATTATTTTATCAATTTCATTTCTATATCGAACATCATCAACCACCATACTTCCAATATAAGTTTCAACACCGACTAACAAACTTGTTTCTTCCAAAGTTTCTCTCACTGCCGCAGTTTCAGCACTCGTATCCTTTAATGGATCCATAAATCCACCTGGGAATCGTAAAAGTGTTTCTCCTGATTTTTGTCCGAGCAATATTTCATCGGTATCAAAATTGATAATAGCCATATCCACCGTTGGCTTAAAAGAAGGATATTGATTCTCCATGGCATGAACAACACCCTTGCGCCAATCTTCTGTAGGAAGTCCTTTAATACCAATACGTTTGCGAATTTCACTTGCGGAAATAAACTTATTAGGCACCAATTCAACGGTAGGAAACTTACCTTTATATGAATCAATAAAGCTACTCCTGCTTCCATATAATACTACTTTATTGGATGGTCCAATAAGTTTACTTATTTGGCGGTCAAGATTTTTGCTCCAGATATCATCATCAAAAACATCTTCAATATAATAAGTTTCAACATCTGGATATTTCTCCTCCAGCATTGCTTTGCGAGCAGCAAAATCCAATGGGTTTCTCATTGTGCATTTAAGATGTGCAAGACCTAAGAATACTAATACTCTTGGATGATTGGATGTGACACGATTGAGAATATCAATGTGTCCTTCGTGAAGGAATGGACTCTGGAAACGGGCGATAATAACACCCACTTCAGCAACTTCGGCAACTGTCTTTAGTTCGTTCATAGTACCTTTATCTTTATCTAGGTTTAACTACTTTCACCACACAAACCTTATTGTATCTCAGTTTGTATGATCAACAATACATATCATTGATTATGTGAAAAGCATATCAGGTTTTACATTTCGTGTCAAATAAATATTACCACTGTCCATATCTGAAACTTCGTTTTGAATATTCATTAATATGAAAATAATAATATAATCCTCCTTGAGTTAATATCATTAACATAAAATAAACCCCATATGACCATCCTGGAGGAGTAATAGAAATATAATCAAATTTATGCCAATCTTTCTTGGTATAATGATTTCGTACTTCTTTATCAATAAGAGGAATTAAATTATCATTAACTGGATTTTCCATTAGTAATGATTCAATATTCTTTTTCACAAGTTCGTTCTCTGTCCATCCGAAGACATATGCCCACTGTGCAGGTTTTGTCAATGTTGCTCCACCGAATGTAATAACTAAATCATTTTTCTTTCCACCAATCCATTTGGATTGTTGCCAATGCCCATAGTCTGGTCCATTATTTCCAAACCCAACCATAATGAGATTCACTTTCTTTGTAGGACCAAGAGACGTATTTAGACAATCCCATTTATAATGATTAATTAATACATTTGCAGTACCCATTAATCGGTCTGAATGTCTCCAGTCGGGATTATCTGGCCAAGGATATACATTGATATTTGTTGGGACTTTACTGAATGAAAACACTGATGGGGACGCTTTAATTCTATTTTCAAATGTTTGTGTCATTGTAACTGGTTCCATATATCCAGTGACATTATTAATAGAATATATATTTCTATCACCACCATCAAAACTCCCTCCGAAATGAGAAGTGGATTGGGTTCCATCAGTAAATATTTTTCCTCCAAATTTCTTTCCAATTTCATTAAAATCTGAATGTGAAATATTACTTTCATTTATATCAGAACCAAAATCTCGAGTAGCTACCCAATGTTCATCATGAGTTTCGTGTTCAGTAGTATAATATGTTTCAGTATGAGCATCCTCACCACTTCCAACAGTACGAGTATGACTTTCCTCATACTCTTCAACCCATCGTGGATGATGCGATACCTTTACAATTTGTCCAGACCAAGTCTCAACATCTGAAGTCATTCCTGATATGACTCCCATATGCATTACTCCAGCAAGTAAAAATGCTGCGGCGGAACTAAGAATCCATTCCCACCATACTACTTCTACATCTTGTAAGAATAGATATGCACCAATGGCAACGGGTATTAAAGCACAAATGTAAAATATCCACATATTAGTATTATTTATTGTTTCTCTACGTTTCCGTAATTATTTATAAATTCTTTATGTTTTAAATTATTATCATACATTGTCGCAGCGAGAACAGTAAAAATAATAGCACCAGCTAATAACACTCCTAATTCAGGTTTATTATTCTCAATTTGACCATTCAAATATGTCACTATTCCAACAAAAATGAATATTAACCATAACGCAATAACTAAAATAAATAAAAAAGGATTCATATTATGTAGGGTGGGGAGGAAATTCCTCCCCAATTAAATGTTATTAAGGTTTCTCTGCGTTGGTAGGTGTAGGAGTAAACAACTTGGTGTCATCATCCTTACCCGATTTGAACGCTTCTTCCGTACGAGTACTGGTAACAATAATAACATCAATCTTGCCACGACTACCAACAAATAGACTGGAAGGAAATAGGTCAATCAAATTATCGTGCTCCCGCTTAAGATCAAGCAATTCCTTCTGGCGAAACTTAAACCCATCACGTTGAGAAACAATGATATTCATCAACTGCCCGAACAACTTGCTACTGACCTTGGGACAAGCTTCCTTAATCCAATTGAAAATAGCTTTGCTTTCCCCCACCACCCTGGCGATTTTGAGCGTAACCATTAAAGATTTCCATAAGAGAAGAACGATCCTTTTCAGCAACTTGTGCTGTCTGAGAAATATTCTTCCACATTGCATCCATTTCATTCTGGTTGTCTCGTTGCTTGGCAACAATAGTATTGCGAAGACGATGTTCGGCATTGGAGTATGATACCCACATAATGCCAATAATCAAGATACCAAGAAGAAATGTTCCAACCAACCCAATAACTGCAATTAGCGTTTTATTCATAAATATTTAACTGTTTTTGTTTTAACTAACGATGTCCATACTCTACCGTATTTTTGAAGAATGTCAATGGGGCTTTCCAACATTTTGTGGTGATCTACAATTAATAATTTCAGGAGTTATCCCAAGATTTTCTTGGCACCAAGAAACACCACAATCATATGCTGCATCAATTGTTGCAGTAGATTCATATTTTGTTATAGGATAAGAAGATGGCATATCTAAATGCATAACAATTTTATCAGTTGCATCGGTAATCAATACAACTACTTTTCTAACATTTAATGTAACATTCATATGAACACAACTATACAGATGTTTTATAATATGTCAAGTGGGTGTACAAAAATAAACGGCATATCCACCCGAATAGATATGCCGTTCTAATAAGGTACCGAAACGCTAGAAGCGGAAACCTTAGTCTTCAGTAATGAAGATGTTTAAAATAGATTATTATATCCTTGAACATAACCATCAATATACCATGCATGATAATCACTATCTGCTGCTTTGCGATCATCTTTCTGATATACATTACTAACGTTATGGAGCCTATCATATCTCCCCGCAACAACTCCTTTACTAAAAGATTCGGTTAATTTTTGTTGTTTAATAATATATACAATAGTATCATCCAAAGATTTGTAACCACTCATGTCAAAATTATCCATATCAACACCAAACTCTTGTTCAATCATCATTGAGAGATCAAAAATATCCAATGTATCCAAATTTAATTCTGTATATGTCGTTGTAGGTTTAACTATTACAATCTTTACATCCAGATCACTAATCAAATAATCAATGATCTTATTATAAATATAATCTTTATTACTACCAAGTATCTTTTTCTTAATATCATCAAACGATAATGATTTAACTTTTTTCAATGGCAGTAAACAATCTTCACATTGATCTAATCCTTTTACCAACCGTTTCCCACATTTACATGTAAGTGGTTTCTTAGGTACAAGACTTTCTTCTGCCATTTGTTTTGCTTGATGTTGACATATTTCACAGTTACAATTAACATTAGTAATTCCATCAATTAAATCACTCATTAATTTACCTACTGTTTTTTCATCCTCTGGAGCAGCATTGCTCCCGTCACAAGAACATTCGTCTGACCCACAATTCTTGCAACAAACGTGACTCTTATTCTTCTTTGAAGTAGGTGCCTTTTTAATAGAAGGTTCCAGTTGACCAGTTTTAACAAAATTTTGAAGTAGTGGTATAAGCATTTGAACGTGCTCTTGTGTAAGATGCATTCGGTCTTTACCTGCTCCTAACCAAATACATTCATCCATTGGACCATCGGGTATCCGACTACTTTTTTGAAGAGAACAGTCCGCACCATATTTATCTTTGAATGTAATACATCCAAATCCACGATTAGTTACTTGAAATTTAAATTTTTCCATATTTGTAAACCATTATAATGATTTTCTAAATTATGTCAATTATTTTTTATCGTCTTGTATAACTGTTATTCCAATAGCACATATTAATGTATTCAACACTGTTAAAAACAAAAAGAAAATTGCAGGCATCCAACGTTCATCCACTATAGCAATATATGTCATTAACATGGTGATTATTGCTGAAACACCATTTATTGTTATCATAACCAATCTATCCGCCTTGGTCGGATTAAATAAAAATCTTTTGATAGTATTCATATTTTACCAGAGTTTAGAAATGAAGTGCCACGCCACATATATAAGTCCGCCGAGACACGTTAAAGAAATAATTGCACCAATTGCCCATATCATCCCAATTGCAATAAAAGTTCGGGCAACCATCTTTTCAGTGGAACAAGATTTACAAAATTTATCATTCATATACGGTAACTATACCGCATATGTTAAATTTGTCAAGCCACCACGACCAAAATAAATGCAGTATGCCTCATGACATCTATGTTCATTAAATTCCCATTCTGCTCCACACCGTTTACACATAAATCCATAAGGAATACCATCAGCTTTACCTGTAACTAATGATATTCTTTTAAGTATTTTTATATCTGCTTCTTCAAATGGTAATGGAATTGCTAATTTGGGAACTTCACCAATTTCAATATTTTTAAATATCATCGGTGATGGGGATAAAATGGCCGTGGACCATACATAGGACGATATATAGGACGAAAAACTGGACCATAATATGGATATACCACAATAGGTGGTGGTGCAGGAGAAACATATACTACTGGTGGTGGTGTAGAAGGATAATATGCTACTTCAGTAGCACACCCACCAAGTAACATAAGACCTAAAAGTATTGGTAATAATTTTTTCATATATTTTATAAATATTTCAAAGCCATATAATTGATAAATAAATGTAATGAATTATCGGTGATAATATACAACCATATTGTTATATAATTAAGACGAGCACCATATCCATTATATGTAGTTTCCCATTGTGATTTCATTACATCAGTGGCTTCATTTTTTATATTATCATAATATCCTGTAATATCACATTTCTCAAAAGGAACATAGGATAACTCAGGATTAAGATGGTTCTTCAACCATATGATACGTTTAATGATAATTGGCCACCTATCCATGATAAAATGTGTTGCTCCAATTACCAACAGTGCTTTCCAACTTGTTGTAAGTATAAGAAAACATGCTGTATAAAGCAATACATGTACTAAACAAGGCCAAGTGCGCTTGCTCTTGTTCATCGCACAGTAATCACTTTGTAGCCAATAGTCCCCGAATAAATGAGTTAATAGTTGTTCCATAATTAAAAAACATCTCCATTCTCTATTTGTTCATTCCAATGTGCCATAATATCCATTACAGTTTTGGGCAATCCTTCCCGGTCCCAGTAAAACCCTACTTTAGACCAACCGGGATGGTTGGGGTCTAGGGCATCTGCACAAACTATATTATTTTCAAGGATTTTTAATATATCGGGATCTTTAGAACCAAGGGATAATCGTTCTCTACATTCTTTTGCATTAGTATCATCCAACTCAACTCCATAAATAGTTGACAATGCTTGATTATGAGAAATACCATTTTTCATTTTTATTTCTAGCACCGCAGATAAAAACTGACCGTTGCCACAAGAGTTATCCAAAAACGTTTTTTCAGGGTTAGTGAACAACTCGGGAGGAATTTTGCCCAACATCTCATTAACTAGCGGAGTTGGTGTAAACACTTCCCCACGTTGCTTAATGGCTTGTTTAGAATGTTTACGAATGTGACTCATTGGGGAGAAAATCCTTCCAGAAATCTTTACGAAAAGTTGCTAAAATATCTCTATTTAACTCAGTTTGAGCCACAACACACATTTCCATAATAGTACGAAATTTGGAAGTATTCATAGCAAAAGCAATTAGAGGAACATTTTCTGGTGTATCTACAATACCCTTAGCAAACTGCGTCATACCATATTCTCCTTTGTTATCTGCCATATATCCAACCGATTTTATAACCCCACCAGCAAATATAACTTTCGGAACACCAAAATGTCCTCTATCATTTTTTGATGAATACCATAATGTAGGATTTCCTTGTTTATCTATGTAGTACACACATGGATATTTAAATATATCTGTTTTTACATGAGACATCCATTCACCGTTTTTATGGTGATATGCACTATCACTTAGTATTTCGCAGTTTTCTTCACCGTTTTTTGCAATTAACTTTTCAATAACATCAAACATGCCATTAGGAATAAACTTCCACTTTTTTAAATCAATATTCCACGTTTTTCCATCTTCACCTTTAACGGTGGTGGTCTTAGTTGGACTAGTGTTTTGCCATACATACCAATCATATCGGGTTGTGGCACCAAAAGTTTTTAATCCATCATCTGCATTATGTATTTCTAAATAATACATTTGTCCATTATTTAAAGTAGCAGTTACTTCTTCCATTCTAACTCCCAATCCCCTCCAACCAGCGGGATGAACTAAACACATATATCCATTATCTTTTAGTAATGATTTATTTAAAACAACAAACTTATCCCATAATGTATGACCTCTACTTTTATTTTCATTAGAATTAGCATTATAGGGTGGATTTCCAACAATTGTATCAAACTTTTTCATATTCTTGCTAATAAATATAGCAAGTTCGTTGTCATTATTCAAGTTTTTATATTGAATATTTATAAGTCCTGATATATGACGAGCAATCACAAGATACACTGGATCATTTTCGATACCCATTATTTGGAGTTGAATATCAGTATCTAGAACTCCCCGTTCTTTTAACATTTGATGCACCCATCTTAAAAATGTTCCAGTCTTACAATGAGGATCTAAAAAACACATTCCATTAATATCATTTTTATGAATTTTGGCAATAGATGCCCACTTACCCATAATCTCATTCACCAATTTCATGGGGGTGTGGATTTTACCTTCATCAGTATTAGCATAGAAATAACTATTGATGTCATCCTCACCCAAGTCCTTACCAAAAGTAGTTTCAAGAATGACACTATGAAGGTTAGCAGTCAACTTGTCATCGAGTGGCCATCGTTGAATGCACCCGATAATTTTCTTGGCTTGTTCGTCGGAAGAGAACCCGAAATGTTCCACAAACAGCATGAATGCTTTTGGGTTGGTCTTGATAGTTTCTAGGATATCACTATACTTTATGTTGTGTTTCTCAATGTCTCGCAACTCCATTCCCTTCACTGAGCAATAAATAGATGCCATGTTCAAGACACTCTCATAAAGCAATCGGCGAGCAAGGACAACTGCTTGGGTGAAGTGGTCAGTTGGGGTCTTTTCGTCATCATTACTATCATTGATGGTATTGATTGTCTGAGCATCGCTAAAAGCTGCCGTATTCACAAAATGCTTTAATGTATCACGCTGTTGCTTGGTAAGTGACTTCTTAGTAGATGCCCATTTGACGAACTCCATGAAGTCATCCATATCTCCCATACCAAGAACCATATCCCTAATTTCAGTGCGAGCATACATTGACCTACCCGCCTTAACAAAGGACGAATAATCAGTATCAGAAAAAGATACTTTCTTCTCAACAAGACCAAGTTGGTTCATCTGAAATACATCTATGACTTCATATAACCGAGTAGCAGCAATTTTTACGGGAATCCCGGCTCGGGATTGCTCATTGATTTCACTATAGATATAATTATCAATAAGAGATGAGTTTGGTGTCAGAGATAAATCAAAAATATGACCCTGTAATTTGTCATTTCCATAATAATCTTTACCAGGAGTAAGTACCCGTGACAATTTTTGCTCTGCTGAGTCCACGGGAAGATCGTCTCTGTAGAATACCGTGGCATCAATTTGAGATACGCTAAAACTTCGCTGGGCCAAGGTCATAGCCAAAAACACTACACCTTTACCATCGATTTTGGACCTATCAATCTCACGATTAGCAAACTTTTCTGCCTTTTTGTTGTTTGTAGCGGGAGTACCTCCTTTGGAAAATGCTCCCCACTTTTGCCAGTGCCCCATACTGTCTTTCTTTACCTCTCCACAAACAGGTATGAAGTTCCAACAGGCGGATAACTCTGGGTCGTTGTTAAGCACTTCTGCCAACTCCCGCAAATGCTTCTTTGTCATTCCGCCTCCTGCACTCACCCACGCTATGACAACCCGAATTTCTTTTCCTTTAGTACACTGACGATAATCAATCCGACATCCTTTAAGTTTACCAATTCCGAGAAATTGTTTCCATATATTCTGATGAACTGATGCATACTTTAATGGCATTTTGTTAATCTTAGTATAGGAAAACCCAATACGAAGGTCGTCATCACCCATCTCACGATGTACTTTCTCAATATCTTGGATAATATCCTGCCCCACACTGAGACCATAGAACACGGGGTTTACGAGTTTGTCTGCCGTATGATAATTACTAGTTGGAAGACTATCAATAAAATCTATCTCACACTTATTCCTAACAACATCTAGTGTCTTGCGATACTGAGGTGTAAAAAGATAATGACTTCTGTTTCTGATATGCAAAAGTTCAATATAGCTAATACGAATAGCTAACGCCTTAACCCTGTCGCTCAGTTCCATTTTAAAATTGACCTTATCCTCTCCTGTTCCTGAGAAAATATCTATTTTTACGCCGGGCAATGCTTTTTGCAACTGTTTTAACTTGTACTGGCTCTTATCCGTAGCAGACCCAAAATCAACTTCATCCATTTTAATGACAGTCTTGGATGCGACGGCATGTTGTTTAAGATATTCGCAGATTTCAATGTTTTTATCTCGCTCTTTATCCCCACAAAGAGAAACCGCAATAACCTTTTTGCCGCTTGTCAAATTAGTGGGTAAATTGACAATTTCAACCGAGGAGTCTGTGGCATCGTACATTTCAATGTCTGCAAACTCTGCCCAAGATTCAAGTTCGGTTACGAATGATGTCACAGGACTTAAATTGTACTGAACAAGGACAAGTAAAGTATCATCGCTCTCAAGGAATTCAGACAACTCTCTAAGGGTTTTACCAAACCGAGGACATGAGAACTCAGCAATGATATCCTCACCAACAAGCGTTCGACGAGTATCAGCACGCCTTGCCTTGTTCCATGCTTGCCACAAATAAGGAATAAAAGACGGCTTCTTAGAGATAATAGCTTTCTTACATACTTGCCATTTCCATTTATTATTGATAGCAATATTAATACAGTTATCAATCTCTTTCCAGTCTAAATTAATAAACACTTCGCTGTTAGTATGCTTGCCTTTAGCGTTCCCTTTATCTGGGTTCTTATATCCTTTGAGGCGAAGCATTTTGTGAATAAATTCATCAGGTTCGACATTTTTACCACCAATAGTTTCCACCAAAAACGTATTTGTCTTTGTTAATCGGAATAAAGTAGAATCAAATTTAATATCTCGCTTATGAATAGAAGACAAATCAAGGTCGGGTCTATGACCAAGCATGTCATTAAATCTCTTAGTTAAGTCTAATGTAACACCTACTTTAATTCTCGATTTTTCTGTGGGTAACGGATGCTCTGGACAACCATATATTGTAATCATATTTAATGTAATTATGTAAATTTTTAACTATGACTCAACTATACCGGCATTTTATAATATGTCAAGTGTTGGAGATAGTTATTTTACATTGAGTATTTTCAACAACTTCACCATCACATTCAAAAGTGCCTTTAAGAAACATATCATTATATCCTTTAAAAGACATAGACTCTATATTACGATATAATCCTACCCCATGCAATGTCAATCTATTCATATCATCACAAACCCAAGTATCAACAAAAGTTTGTTTATATACTTTCTTTGGTCCAGTGAAAAATTGTGTGATACAAGAACGTTTGAAATATGTTTCTTTAT